AATGGAACATCTATGATGTCTGTATCAATCCGGAAGAAATAGTGATATGTGACGACAAAGTAAAATTCCTCATAATAATGCTTGCTAAGACCGATTATTCATGGGAATATGGAATCGATGCAGGTGCCGGGGCGCCGCCATGTAGTGGGTTGCCCAGCTATAGAGGAAAATTCGACAACAAAAGTTCAACATCCAGGGAAGGTGCATTGGAAAAAGCTATACGACATTGCCTAAAATCAATCAAGGAGCGAAAAGAATGGGACAAAGACATGATAGATGTCTGGTCCTGGAAATTAAAGAAACATCTAATGCAAGCAAGGCAATTGGATTTATTTACCAACAATTAAAACCTTAAATTATGACGAAAAAAGAAATGGAGCTGAAGTTCCAGCAGCTTAATCTGGAATACATGGAAAAGAGTGCGGACATCAACCGAAGAAAAGAAGAGGTCGTCCGGCGCAAGAGAGGATTTCTGCAGTCGGCGATAGACAACGCCAATGCGACGAAGAAAACCATCGTCTGGAAATGCGCGGAACTGAGAAAGCAACTTGGAAAATGCGATGACGACAGACAGCGGGAAGACCTTCGCCAACAAATCCGCCAGCTTGAATGCGAGATTTGTGTCGGCAAATCCGAAAAAGAGAGCGTCATAAACCGCATCTACACAGAAGCCCTTGATGCGCGGATGAAACTCGACAACGAGGCACGCATGCTTGAAATCTGGCTTGAACGCGAGAAGATGAAAATACGCCAGCAGAACGCGCAGGATCCTGAAGAACCCACAGAATAGAACGAAGATTAATCACCTATTAAAAACCTATTAAACATGGCAAAGACAAGAAAAAAAAAGACCGTTTACAACGGCATTTCAGCAGAACAGATGGAACAGGCCTTCGCCGAGTATGCGAAAGCCGACGCCAAGCAAAAGAAGATCGTGGCGGACATGGACGTGCAGATAACCAAGATCCGCGAGAAGTGGCAGGATGAGCTGACCAAGCTGGGCGATGTGAAGGAGAGGTCCTTCGACATCCTGCAGGCCTACGCGATGGAGAACCGCAATGAGCTGTTCAGCAAGCGCAAGAGCATTGAAACCGTCCACGGCACCTTGGGGTTCCGCACCGGCACCCCTGCGTTGAAGACCCTGAAGGGGTTCACGTGGTCAAGCGTGCTGAACCTGCTCAAGGAGTTCCTGCCCGGCTATGTGCGCACCAAAGAGGAACCCGACAAGGAGAAGCTGTTGGCCGACCGCGAATGCGAAGAGGTGGCCGACCTGTTCCCCAAGGTGGGCGTGTCGGTGGTTCAGGTGGAGACGTTTTATGTGGAACCCAAGAAAGAGGAGTAGCAAACTATGAAGGTCTATCTGGCAGGCAAGGTGAGCGGGCTTCCCACGGTGGAGGTTTTTATCAAGTTCGCGCAGGCGGAGTTCTGGTTGCGCGAAAAGGGCTATGACATTGTGAACCCGCTGCGCCTGTGCTCTGCCGGGTGGACTTGGGAGCGGTGCATGAAGGTGTGCCTGACGGAGATGATGGGCTGCGACGCCATCTGCCTTCTCAGGGACTGGGGGGGAGAGCCAAGGGGCAAGGCTGGAGTTCTTTGTGGCAAGCCAGCTCGGGCTGAAGATGCTCTACTTCCAACCGAAGAAGCCGCACCCTGTTCAAAAAGGACAATAGTTATGAAAAAGTTCACGCTAACATTCCCCAGCTATCAGGGCGAGATCACTTTCACCTATGATGACAGCGACCTGTTGAGCGGCATCGCCTTCGGCGGCGACCACCCGGAATGGATGAAGACCGCCGTGCTGAAAACCCTTCCGATGACAGTGGAGAGGCTGCTTAATGTCAATTGGCGCGACGGCATCCTGACCGAAGAGGCCGAGAAGGTTACCTTCCAGATGTTCTGGGACCGCTACAACGACAAAGCGCGGTCGTCAAAGGTGAAGACCGAGCGGGTGTGGAACAGGATGTCTGAGGGCGAGCAGGTCAAAGCCTTCCGATATATCAACCGATACAAAAACTCCATCCCCCAAGGTGTCTGCATGAAGTACGCGACCACGTATCTGAACGACCAGATGTGGAACAATTAAAAAACGGGCGTTATGACAAAATTCAAGCTGAAGATAAACCAGAACGAGATGAGGGCGTTGGCGGTTTACTGCGAGGTGTCCGCAAAGGGATTCCGCAGGATAGCCGACCTCGGTGAACTCATCGATGTGGAGACCTGCGATCGGCTTTGGAGCCGGATGCGCAACATATTCCGTCCCGACCGCGACAAATACACCCTGCGCCTGAACGCTTCCGAAGTGGCGACCCTCCGCACTCTTGTGCTGCCAGAAGCACTGTTGTCGGAAGATTCGTTTGTCAGGAGTATGGCATACGCCATGAAAGAGGAGCTTGAGAAGCAGGTGTCGCGCGAAATCATGGTCTTTAATGCAATGCACTATGGAAATGAGTGACTTGAAGACACTGTACGATATCATGGTGGAGACCGACCCTGACCATATCGCATTTCGGGAATCGAAGTGCCGGAGACGGTCCATCGTGGAGCGCAAGCAGATGTTCGCGGCGGTGGCGCGGAGCTTCGGGGCGAAATGGACGTGGATAGCTTCGTATATGGGATGGAGCGGCCACGGAAACGCCGTTCTGGCGGCGAAGCGGATGCGAGGCTACATCGATGTCTATCCCGCCATGAAAGAGCGTTACCGGGAGCTCCGCGACGAATACGAGTTCAGGGTGCTCGGGTGCTTTATCAGGGTGCCGGATTAAAATGTAGGAGGGTGTGTCAAAAGTCCAAAAATCGGCATTTTTCGATTTGTAACTATCTGATAATCAAATAGCAATTTTTGCCAAAACAGACTTATGACACACCCTCTTACAAAAGTTATTGACAATATGAAATTAACGCCTGCAGTTTCGCGGGCGTTTTGTATTTTTGCAGCGCAATTTATCCACCATGGAGTACAACAGGGCAAATCACATACAGCGTTATATCAACATTCAGGACATCGTGCGAGAGCACTATGACCCCGATGTGACCACCTACGCGGGCATCTGGCGCAAGTATGTTTGCCCTGTTTATCCGATGACCTACAAGCGGTTCATCGAGATCATCAACATGCCGCGTCTCCGGGAACAGCTTGCCGCCGAACTGGAGCGCAAGCGCGTCAGGGAGATGGAGCCTGTTGACGAAAACCAGCTGTCGCTTTTTTAGCCCTTCCCTTCTACGATTACCTTCGGCCGCACGTCCACCAGCCGCTTTTCCGGCTGTTGTTTTTCCACCACGAAAGCCGTGCGGTAGGTCATCACATACGCCTCCATGTTTTTGTCTGCTTCCGCCTTCTGAAGGTTGGTGCGCATGAGGGGCGAGAAATGCCGCCCGTCGGAGAATAGCTGCAACGCCTGGTGAATCTCCTCAAGGAGGTCGATAGTGGCGTAGGCATTGTTTTTGTTCGGTGCCAATGCCGAAGACCGCACCAGGTTGGTGTTGGCCACGGTGACGGTGATGTCGGCTTCGCCCTGCTGGCATCCGCGCCCGAGTTGTTTGAAGTCAATGTTGGCCACATCGATGAGGGCGCACGGCCATTTCACAGGCGGTTGTTCATATTGAAGCTGTCCCCAGTCTTTGTCGATGTATTTCAGAGCTTTGATTTTCGAAAGCTCTGCCTGGATGGATAAGAATATGTTTTTCATTTCACTTCGATTTTTTTTGCCATTCGTTTAAGTTCGTCATCGATGGCGCGTTTTGTGGCGCGGTCGATGGTTTTGTCAATGCCGTCGTAAGCACCGAGGTATTGCCGCTGCGGGATGGTGATTTTCGACCCTGTTTTCATCAGGGCCATGTATTTGTATTCCTTCTTGTCGGTTTTCTTGAACATGGCCCAGAAATATTTCTTCATCTTGGCGGTGACGGTGACGGTGCCGCCCTCGTTGTGGATGACGGAGTAGGGCGTGGAGGAGGTGAAGGTTAGGCTGTTGCCGTGAACCTTGGCGCGGATGGAGCGGCGCAGGGTGCCGGTGCCGATCAGATGGGCGGGCGAGCCGTCGCGCTTTTTCGGCCACCGCTTGCCGAAGAAGCCGCCTCGCGGGAAGTTTTTGTCGAATTTGTCGAGCAGCTCCACGCGGAGGTCGTTGAGGATGGTGGTGGCGAGGTCCATAGTTTTTGTATTTTTGCCGGACTGTTTTTAACTAAAATTCAATGCTTATGAAATTGGATTCTGTGAAACGGTCGCTTGAATCAATGGTTTGCCGGAAGCACGGCAAGCATCCGACTGTCAGGATTTCGGGCAGCTCGCTGAACTTTGAATGCTGTTGCGAAGCATTTGAAAAAGAACTGATCCGGAAATCCAAATCCCTTATTGCAGAACAGGCGAAAAGGGATATTAACGACAGCTTGAGGAGCATGTTCAAGTGATGTTTGGACGGCGGCATCAGTCGCCGTTTTTTTCGAGTATAGGGGTATAGACGATTGTGGTTACAAGTTCCACCTTGCCCCCGTAATATTCTTCAAGCCGTTTGACTATTTCCGTTTTTTCTGACCGTTTCAACGCTTTCGAGGTCACTATGGTTTCGTCTTCGAGAACCTGGATTGTGAATCTTTTCATAATTTTTTCTCCTTTCTTGTTTGGTATTGAAATTTTTGTATTTTTGCGCATTCAATTGGTAAGAACAATGTCCCATATAGTTGACACATTAAAACCAGTGCCTTTCGGCTGCGGAGACTGCGTGCATGTGGATCCCAATGATCCATTCCGCTGCAGGGCTTTCGATGTTATCCCCATCGAATTTTTCGATATTGGCGAAAAACATACCGGTAAACTCGAAGGCCAGAAGGGGGATTTTGTTTTTGAACCGAAGTCTGAACGCCAATACAACCGTGTTTACGAAACAGAGGCATAATATCATTTTTTCCAGTTCGACTTCTTTACAATAAGCTCACCGACAGCCTTCGCTATGTCTCGCGGTGTTGGGTTATTCAGATATTCGCTCCACGCTTCGGCGATGAACTCGGCCTTCGGATCGTAGTTTCCGGATTTGTAGGATTGCTTGTAAGCGTATCCCGATAAATTATCCTTGATATAGTCTTTGCCCTGTTTTTCAGCGTCGTTGAATATCTTCACAAATTCAGGGTCTGTGCGCAGGCCAAGTGTTTCGTCTATCTTATGTCCCAACTCATGGTCGAATACAGATTTTACCGTATTGCAGCCTACAGGATGCCATTTGGCCTTTACATCCGAATCAAGTTGATTGTTCACTTTGTCTCCTCGGAACGATGCGTTAAACGCGACTCCGTTCAGGTCGAACTTGGTTGATGGCGCGGAATAGGCATACGCGCTTGATGGAATCGAGGCGTATCGGTTTGCGCTTTTTCTTGCCGCACTTTGGATGGCGGAATCCGGGAAGGAAGGAAACTTGGCTTTGATTTCCTGATAAAATTTGTCGTAAAACATTGCTTTCCTACCTTGCATGGATCCCACAAATTTGATATGTTTCTTTAGATCTGGATATTTATCAAAATGTGTCGCTACGCTTCTGTAGATGTCTTGAATCTGCCCGAGGTCGTTCTTGGTGAAGCCTTTGAAGTTGCACGTCACCCCGAGATTTTTGGCGATTTCATCTTCTGCATCAGCCACAGTTTTTGCTTTCAGTTGGTAGGCGTTAGATACAGCCACAACTTGTTGGAGAGCCTGCTTTGCGCTCGAAGAGGCTTTGTAGTAAGGATGTTTCGGCGGGAAGATTTTCTCCTGCTTGCCGGGGTTGAAGCGGAAGATCTGCTTCTTGGGGGAGTCGGTGCAGCGGGCGCCAGCGGCCATGGCGGCGGCAGGGTCGCTCTGGGGGTATTTGCCTCGGCGCACCTGCACGGTGGTGCAGCGGCAGTTCCAGCCGTTGGGCGGCAGGTAGAAATCCCAGAAGGGGTCGGAGGGCGGCAGGGTGATGCCGTCGAGGGCGGCGTGCTCCTCGCGCACACGGTCGTCGCCGGCGGTGCGGTACTGGAGGTCGTAGCGGTCGCCATCCCGCTCCCAATCCTTCCATTTCACCGCCATCTGCGTGGAGGCCGTGGCGAAGTTGTACTCCGCTTGGAGGTAGCTCTTGTTGTAGATGTTGTTCAGCTTTTCAACGTCCTTTAAGAACTGTTGAAACGGCTTGAAATTGCCGTCTTCGCCCTTGAGCATCCGGGAGGCATCCACGAGCTCGTGGTGGGTCTTGAACCCGGAGAAAAAGAAGATGTTCTCATCGAGCGTGGCGGTGAGCTCCTCCGGAATCTCCTGCTTGATGGAGATGTCCTTCAGGGGCTTTGCCAGGATGCGGCGGGTCTCCTCGATGGCGGCGCGGGGCTCGGGGTCGGTGAGCCGCTTCGGGTCGTAGGACTTCTGGCCGTGGAGCCATTTTACGAGCTTCTGCCAGATGTCAGGATTGTATTCGGGGGCGGAGTTGTTGTCAGCCAGATCGCGATCGATCGTGGTCTTCGCCTCCCCGTAGAGGTCATTCAGGGCGTGGTGGAAGTCTCGGTATCCGGGCGTGTGATGTACGCCCGTCAGACGAAAAAATGGTCATCGGGGTCGCGTAACTGCGGAGCGGTCGGGAACTCTTTCTTGCCCACGATCTTGATGTTGTATTTCTTGGCGAAATACTCGGGGTCAACCTCGAAGTTGTCGAGCAGCATCTTTTCGATCTCCAGCTGCTGTTCGGGGGTGTAGTCCGGTGATTCGTCCCAGTCGAAGCGGTATCCCTGCAACGGGAATCCGTGGCGGATGAGGAACGGGAAGAGGCGGTGGTTCACGGTGTCGCGCAGCATGTCGGCATCCGCGTCGATCAGGTTCTGGAGCACCTTGAGGTGTACTTCCGACTGCGACAGGGAACTGCCG